TCAATCATCTGACGGTGCAATATGGGCAAGTCATAAATCTGCGGAGCTTGTTGCGCTAACTGCATCACCGCTTGGTACTGCATGATGCGCTGCGCCATCGTTGCGCTGTTGGGATCAGACACAGGGATTACATCCACCATGTCGTAATCTTCTTGCTTTGCCATGCGGTCGCCACTAGATGGGTCAAACTCATATTCACCTGGCGTGTTGTCACGGATGATGACTCTTAGCAGCTTAAATTCCTGCTTCATAGAATAGTGAACGCGCGCCTGAACAGCAGACATGTTCTTGAGCTGGCGCTCTAGCAATGCTAAAGTAGTCCCAACCGGGGCGTTAGCCGACATATCAGACACTTGCATATCTGCAATCGAGCCCAAACGTCTACCCTCTTGGGTGATTTTGTCGAGCAATGCAGACAGAACCTGGCTCGGTTCCTTGTACGGCAACGTCATAATGTTGTCGCGTACAGTGCCAGAAGGCACATCTACGTCCCTAAATTCGCCAGGACTAATGGGTGTATCGTCCCCTTTTATGCGTAAACCGCGGGATTTTAGGCCTCCAGGCAGGTTAGAAAGCGTTCCAGCGTCCACTAATTGACGCAAAATTGACGTTCCAGCCCGTGCATAGCCACCAATCAGGTGAATTAAACCCAATCCATACGCTCCAAAGCCAGGAACATACGTATATTGGACGAAATGCTGGCGCTTGAGCTTGCGATTATCGTCTTCTGACCAGTTTCTACGGATAGAAAGCACTTCTGTGGTACCTCTATCAATCGTAATGACATAAGGTAGGGCAATTCCGTCTTCATCTTCGTACCCTGGCAGGTCATAATCAATATGCACCTCCAAAATCTGGTACCGGTCGTCATCAGTTAGGCTATATCCCTGGTCTTCGGCCTTCTTTTTCTCTACATCCGTGTGAATCGTTACGGGTTCACCCAGGTCTACATCACGATAAAAGCCAGACACCTGTAATTTCTTAATATCATTCTTTGTTTTGCGCATTACGTGGGTTACACGCTCTGCATTGATGACGCTAGAGGCGCCATAGGGAATAATAAAATCTTCAGCAGGGATAAAAATAGCTACTTGACGCTGATACGACGGGTCAAAATATACTTTCTTGAACGCAGCGCCAGCTAAACCCAATGAATACAGCATTCTTTCATGCTCTGGTCTGTATTCAGGCATCGCTTCCGTCAGCTGGAAATTCATGTCTTCCCGGACGCGCTCCGCAGCATCTTCTTTAAGCTTATCGATGGCACCAATGATTTCCGTTTTAACCGGGCCCTGAGCAGGAAACGTTTCAAGAATAGTCTCACTCTGGAACCGTACAGCGGCCTCGGTGAGGATTGTGGAAAATACGCCGCAAGCTCCATTCCAAGGCTCGGTTCTTTCTTCATATTTCATCCCCAGGACATCTAGTCCCTTGACATACATCTCCACCCACTCTTTACGGGAGTTGATATCAGAATCCACCATCTCAATGATGTCGCTGGCAATCCCGGCCAACGTACCTTTGTCAATCACCTCGGCCAAGTTTTCATCAAAGCCGCCGTCTTCCGCGTCCGGCAATAATTCAATTTCCATCCCGTCCATGCCAATACGAACACCTTCGGGGTTTTCAATTTCAATTTCCATCATGGGCTCTGCATCACCCACTAATGACTCTAATCCCATAGGGGCCTGGCTCAAAGATTGTTCAATCATGTTCTACCTTAATAGTAAACCGCTTTGCGGCGAAAGCTCTGCAGCTCTTCACGTTCATCAGAATCCAAACGCAAAAACCCGCCCTGCCTGAATCTTATCAGCGCTTGGGTACTTGAGTCCACCAAATCATCATGCTCGCCATTGGGGAAAGCAGCCATTTGCTCTATCACTTCACTGGCCCACCTTGTCTCAGGCGCCCATACTTTGCCAGATCTAAACAAATCAGTCACCGAATTTAATCGCACAAATTTATCATTTCCCCGACTAGGCGTGTATTCACTTACCAACAAACCCATAGACCTAAGCTCAAACACCAACGGAGCACCCGCAGCTTTAGCTTCAATGATACAAGCGTCCGGCTCCCATTCTCTATAGTTGGCCATCGCTTTTTCTTTCAGCTCAGGAAATTCCATCCGTTTCTGAAACGCATCCAGCAAAATCACATTCACATCATTGGGGTCGTCGTTCATATGAAAGACACCCCATGTCGTACAGGCCGAATAGTCAGACCGTTCATTCTTCGTAAAAGCGGTATCCCAGCTCTGAATGATAAATTCACATCTAGGAGGATCTTCGGGCTCCCACATCTTCCACCACTCTCGCTTTACGAGCGCACCCTCTTCGCCCGTCGGTGCTTGTTGGTATTGAGCATTCCACTTAGACGGGGGTAACTCTTCCCGTAATGCTTCCAATTCTTTAGCCGACCAGAACTCAGGCCATAACGGATTCCCACTTGGCATGATCGCGGGAAACTCTACAACTTCCCATTCACCCAATGAATCCCGCATCTGGGCGTCTTTCAATACCCGGCCAGTTAAGTCACGCTCAGCCCAGCGGGTCATCACAACAACAATAGCTCCGCCAGGTTGTAAACGTTGTCTAGGACCCGAGGTATACCACTCATACGTTTTATCAAACACTCCTGGATCCCCAGCAGCTAAAGCAGCTTCCTGCTCAGAATGCGGGTCGTCAATGATTAAAAGGTCAGCTCCCTTACCCGTAACCGTTCCCCCAACGCCGATAGCGAAGTATTCCCCATTCTGATTAGTAGCCCACCGGCCGGCACTTTTACTATCCTGTCTCAAAGCTACGCCAGGGAATACACGAGCGTATTGTTCCGAATCCACCAAGTTCCTCACCTTCCGGCCAAAGTTAACCGCCAGGTCAGACGTATTAGACGTTTGGATAATCTTTTTATTCGGGTACCGGCCCAGGAACCATGAAGGCAATAGATAGGATGCAAACTCAGATTTAGTATGCCGCGGCGGCATATTGATGATTAATCTCTTAAGTGTCCCATTGGCTATAGCTTCAAACTTCTTCGCCATAACCGCGTGATGTCTCCCATGAACGAACCCAGGCCACATCATCTTCACATAATTCATAAACCCACTCTGAGCTTTCTCCCTCTCCAACGCCAATCGATAATCCTCCACGGCGTTATAAAACACCTCCCTCTCTTCTTCAGGAAGCGTCGCCATCAAAGCATCTAACTTATCACTCATTCTAAATTCTTGAAATTAATGTATACAGGCCGAATTGATCTTCCACTTTTCCGCAACTTCTTCAGCACCCCTTTAGCCACCAAGCGATCCACAATCTCTAACGTATTCCCCAATCCGCTTCTTCCCCTCTGGTAAGCAATGTCCCTCACCGACGGGCTGTACCCATATCTCTTCCACCATTCATCCACAATCAAAAACACTTCCCTTTGCGCCGGCGTCATCTCAATCTCCATACATTGCTCATACGTAAAATCCTTCTTCCTAAGCATCATCTTTGGATTCCGAACAATCAGAGAACCAAAACGTTTCGGTTCTCGACGCGCTATTAGTTCTAAATTTGCGGAATTTTTTACCATAAAGTATTAATTTTCGATAGGGGGTGGGTTCGCTGTGGAAGATGGGTGGGGTTCTGATTCTGGTAAATTTTGGGATTGTTTGTGTGGAATAGTATGTTCATCAGCCAGGGACTCCGCTTGACCAATCGGGCTGGTGGGGGATGGGTGGGGTCGCGCATCCGCCAATTCGTCGAGCAATGAGCTGGCCGCGGCGTCGATCACCTGAGCGTCGTCGGCCTGTGCATTCATTAGCCGGCGCAGCTCAGCCATGACGCGGGCCTTGGCATCGTCGCTGCTGCTAATGGTCCGGACCTCTTTTCTATCGACGTACAAACCCACTTCGCTAATCGTGCCGGCGACCTTGGCCGCTTGCACCAGGACGGCCGGCGGCGTGTCTTCGTCGATGATGACGCCCACTAAGCTTTTGATTATGAGAGCACGCAAAGCGGCCGGCGTTCTATGTTTCTCACTCTCTAACGCTGCTTGATAGGCTTTTATTTCCGCGTTTATATCGGGCCGCTTACGTAGCTTGTGCGCCTGGTTCCCCTGGGTTTTGGGTGTTGCCTTGGTTTTGTATGATGCGCGGTAAGCTGCGGCGCCGGTGGAACCCTTCGCAATTTCCAGCGCGAAGGCCTTTTGTTTCCCGGTAAGTTCGCGCGCTGCAGTCCTACCCAGCAGCTGGTCTACCGGGGTTTGGTCCAGGCCTTCGCGTATTTGCTTACGGGTTAATTTGGTTTGTGTCATGCGGCGCAATATACAGGAACAAAAGGCTTACTGTCAATAAACCCAGTGAAACGGGGTTTTATGGCAGCCTGGTAATGATGGGCTTATGTGTGAGCCCTTATCTAATCCCCTTATACAATTGCAGCCCCTGGGCCACTCGCTGCGCTCGGAATACCCGCGCCGATCACCGCCGCCATGCCTCCCAGGTCATTGCCGCTTGACCAGGGCGCCACCAAAACCGGCCACAAAACCACCGGCCCCAGGTCAAAACCGCGCTACCAGGTAACACAGGTAAAAACCCTAAGCCACCCACCAGGGCGCGCATGCATACCCTACCCGGTACACTAAAAAACCCGCGTTTATCGTGTCGCATAAGTGACAGGATAGGGGCTTGACAACATGCTACATTATCCCCCAATGCACCAGCCAGGATGCAGACAACAAACCAACACGAAGGGAAACGCACAGATGTACACAGCACAAACCGACACCCACGGAAACTGTATCGTATGCAAGGGCAGCGAGCAGCGCCGGGGTTATCGCATCGCATTCACCGGCACCTATAACGAGTGCCTTATGTTCAAAGCATTAAGGGGCCAAGCATGACCACACATGAAACCATCATGCGCCAGGCCCGCCGCGAGCTGGAAACCTCCAGGGCGCCAGGCTATCAACTGACACCGGCGGAATACAAGCGCCGCCTCTACCTTATCAACGACGAAAAGAACCAGCTGCGCGCAGCCCTGGGCCTGGCAGCAATCACCACCCAACAAACAACCGGAGATTTGTTCCAATGAAACCCCTTTACCTCATCGCATGCAGCGCCGCCAAGCTGGACCGCACCGCACCGGCCGCCGACCTTTACCAGGGCCAAGCTTTCAAGCTGGCAATGCGCGCCGCTGATCGGGCCGGCGCCGACGTCGTCATTTTGTCCGCGCTCCATGGCGCCTTGTTTCCTGATTTACTAATCGCCCCCTATAACCTGACATTGTCACAAATGACCGCCCAGCAGCGCCGCAAGTGGGCCGCAAATGTCAGGCACGGATTAAGCGAATACCACGGCCGCGAAATTGTCGTGCTAGCCGGCAAGCACTACGCCGCCGCCGTTGACGGCTGGCCCAACGTTTCCCGCCCGCTCACCGGCCAAGGAATCGGCCAGCAGCTGCACACCCTCAAACACTTAAACGCTTGAAAGGCACACCATGGAAAACTTAGAACTACACCAGCGCATGACGCACACCTACGCCAACGGCTGGGCCGACCTGGACGATTGGCAGCACCTGGGCACCGCCAAAATGTTGCGCTGGAATGCAACCGCCGAGCCCCTGGGACATGACGACGCCGGCACCTTTACCACAAAGGTTATAGGACCGCGCCAGCTGCGCGCCGTTGACCTGGGCCGGGCAATCGCGGCCACCCTGGGCGGCAGCAGCTGCACACATGAGCATGACTGTTGCGGATGCCCGACCACTCACGCCAGCGTTAAACGCACCAGCGCCCGGGAATACTTTGTTCACCTTCACATAACCCGCAACTACTGAAAGGCCACCAATGACCGCACTCACCACCCCCGACCAAATAGCGCGCTACCGCCTGGCAACATTACGCGCAGCGCTTAAGCTGGAAATTGCAGGCATGAAACGCCGCGGCCCCAGCGCTTATGCAATCCTTAAAACCGAGGGATTCACCGGCACCCGCGCCGCGATCCTGGAGCAATTAAACAAACAATTGGAGAACTAATCATGGGAAACAGAGCAGTAATCACATTTAGCACCTACACCAACGCACCCGCGATATACCTTCACTGGAACGGCGGCCGCGCCAGCGTAGAAGGCTTTTTATCCGCAGCGCGCCAGCTGGGCCTACGCCATGCCCGCACGCCCCAGGCACAAACCGACGCGCTAGACCAGCTCGCAGAAATGTTGGCCCGCTACTATTTCCGCTGCAATGTTGGAATGACAGTCTACAGGCTGCACTATGCCGGCAGCGACCGCGACAACGGCGACAACGGCACCTATTTACTGGGCCAAGATTTAACCATCATTGAACGCCTTTTTAAACCGCGCGCCGACGAAATCAACCACGCAAAAACCGCCGCAATCATCGAGCAACTCACGGCCACCGCGCCAATCTTTAACCTGGAGAAATAATCATGGGCTGGACCTCTTACACAATCAACACCACCGCAACCACCGACGAAGTGCTGCGCCGGGAATTCACCCAGGCCGGCACCGATGGCAGCCGCTGGGAAATCACCGACACCGCGACAATTGGCGCGACCTGGTACGCAATCAGCAAACGCACCGACCCAACCGGCGCCGCGCACTATTCCGGCCTGGTATGCATGACCGAGCGCCGCAAGCAGCGCAACGGCCTGACCGAATTTTTTTACAAAGACTTAAGCGAAGACTGCGGCCCCCACGCCTACGCATGCCCGGCCCGCATCCTGGACCAGCTGGACCAGCTCGCGCCAAATCCTGGAGGATACGCGGCCGGCTGGCGCCAGGCATGCCGTGACCAGGCGGCCAACAAACGAGCCAAGGCCAAGGCCCGCGCAAAGCAGCGCGCCGAAAGCTTGGCCAAGATTGAGAAGTTTATTTCCGACCGCTTTTTATTTGTAAATATTGGAGCCTGAAAAATGAATCAATTCCACTTTATCCGCAGCAGCAGCAACCGCAAAACCGGCCCGCTGCCAGTAACCTATAGCGCGCGCAGCACATGCCCGCCCAGCTGCCCCCATATCGGCGCCGACTGCTACGCCGAGGATTTTCTTACCCGCATGACCTGGGACAAGGTCCCAACCCGCGGCCATGATATCCGCGCCCATGCCCAGGCAATCGCGAGCCTCCCACCCGGCCAGGCCTGGCGAATGAATGTCGCCGGGGACCTACCAGGACAAGGGGAAACAATCGACGCCTACCAGCTGGGGGAAATAGTCAAGGCCAACAAAGGGCGCCGCGGGTTTACGTACACACACAAACACCACCCCGACGCGATTACCTGGATTCGACACGCCAACGCCTGGGGCTTCACAATAAACCTCAGCGCCGACGACGCCGGCCACGCCGATCAGCTGGCCAACCTGGACGCCGGTCCCGTCGCATGCATAGTGCCAACCGACACGCCCGACATCAGTTACACGCCCGAAGGTCGGCAAATTGTGATTTGCCAGGCACAAACCCGCGAAGGCGCAACATGCGAGAGCTGCGGAAATTTCCAGCCATGGTGCAGCCGCGCAGACCGCGCTTTTATTGTAGGTTTCCGGGCCCATGGCAGCAAAGCAAAACAAACCGACGCCAAGGCGCGCCGGGTTATCCCAATTTTGAAAGGTTGAACATGCTTAAAAAGATGCGCGCAAAGTATCCCGGGAAGTGCAGCCTATCCGGCGCCCGGATAAACCCCGGGGATTTTATTATTTACAACACCGACACCAGGACCGCCGAGCTAGAGCCCGACGCCGACAGAATAACGTTCTAC